AGCGGAGCGCAACGGGTTGAGCTTGTTTGATTGTCTCAGCCATGCCTATGAGGACATTAAAGACCGCAAAGGTAAAATGGTAGATGGTGTTTTTGTAAAAGAGAGGATAGACGAGAGCCTGCCTCTAAGCGCCACAGCGGACGAATACTTGAGAGGCTTTGGGTTAGGGTCGGGAGAGGCCCTAGAGTCTCTTACAAGCTACGAGAAAGGCCTCAGAGCAGGTCTATTACATAGGCAAGGAGGTAGGTTATGAGTTGGATATTATGGGGAAAGCATCTATCTATAGAGTGGCGCACAGGTACAGGCATTGATATAGAATTTTGTGATTCAATGGCTGTCTGGACATATAACGCATTTACAGGGGAAACGGAGGCCATGCCTTTCATGGGTTGTATCATACGGCTGCCCTGTGTTATAATTAGCTACGGTAATCCATACACATTTACAGAGGACGATAGCGAATGAGTAAAATAAAAGAATGGATAGGCTACGACTATAAACCTATTGATGAGGCAGTTCCTTACATGATTCAGGAGCTAGTTGACCATGAAATGTACACTATGACACTAGATGAGGCAAAACAGAGGGTAGAGGACAGCGTAAGGGCCTATTATCACTCTCAGAGTGTCGATCTGGTTATTTATGAACATAAAAAGGTATTTAGCAATGAGTAGATGCAAAGCCTGCGACCAAATAATGACGGAATACGAGATGAAAAAGAGAGACCCTGTAAATGTCAACCTTTTTCTTGACCTTTGTGGCACTTGTTCACAGTACTCAAACGATGCATTATTCGATGAAGATGGAGACACTGGTAAATTAGATGCAGATAGTCTTGACAGTTTAGTAAATATCGCTTATAATACTTAAGTAAGCCAAGGAAAGTTTTAGAATAATCATTAAAGTTAAACACTAAAGGGTACTTAAGTACCCAAAACCAACCTAAAAGGTAATTGTTATGGCAGTAGTAGAAGGTAAGTTAGCATTTGAGAACCTAGACACTCACGAGATGTATCAGGGCCAGTCAACTGGTAAGTATTCAGTGGTGATTAGTCTATCTGATTCAGTAGCTGATGATTTAGCCGCTAAGGGTGTCAAAATGCGAGAGTATGAAGGCACAAAACAACGTAAGTTTAGCACTAAGTACGATGTGCCTGTGGTGGATATTGATGGTCAGCCCTTTATGGGTCGTATAGGTAGAGGTTCAACTGTCAGGCTGTTGTGGGCTGAAGGTCAGCCACATCCAGTCCACGGTACGTCCACCTACCTAAACAAGATCAAGGTATTGGAAGTAGCAGAGCAGGAAGAAGGCGAGGACTTTTAATGACAGCGGAGTCCACATTTGTCCAACATGAGGCATGTCCATCATGTCACTCAAAGGATAACTTGGCTAGGTACTCCGATGGACACGCCGTCTGTTTCTCAGGCGGCTGTTCACATTATGAGAAAGGAGACGGCACGGTTACTAAGATTTACACACGACCAGCGAGGTCATTAGAAATGACAGGTGTAGTAGCAGCGATACCCGACAGGCGTATTAACCAAGACACAGCCAAGCGTTACGGTGTTACGGTAGAGTACAGCACTGATGGGGCAATATCCAAACACCACTACCCGTATTACGACAAAGACACGGGAAACACCACAGGCACTAAGGTGCGGATTGTAGCCAATAAATCATTCTACGCAACAGGAGGTTTCGATAATGCAGGGTTGTTCGGCCAGCAGGCTTTCAAGAGCGGCGGTAAGTACATCACGATCACAGAAGGCGAGACGGACGCAATGGCTGTCAACGAAATGTTCGACGGCAAATGGCCCGCAGTCAGCATTAGATCCGGTGCAGCCGGAGCAGCCAAAGACATCAAAGCCAACCTCGAATGGCTAGAGACCTTTGATAATGTCGTCATCTGTTTTGACAATGACAAAGCGGGTCAGGAAGCAGCACGGTCAGTACTAGACCTATTCACACCTAACAAAGCTAAGAACGTCACACTGCCCATGAAGGATGCAGGAGATATGCTTAAGGCTCGCAAGGTAGCGGACTTTGTTAAGGAGTGGTGGAACGCTAAGCCATACCGACCAGACGGTATCATTGCAGGTGACGAGACATGGGAAGCAATTATAAAGCAGTCCGATGTCAAGTCCATTGAGTACCCTTGGTCATGCCTTAACGAATACACACACGGATTTAGACGGCAGGAGCTAGTGACTATCACATCGGGCTCAGGCATGGGCAAGTCACAGATTGTCAGAGAGCTAGAGCATTACCTGTTAGGTGCTACGGAAGATAACATTGGTATTTTAGCACTGGAGGAGGATATTCCCAAGACTGCTTTAGGTATCATGTCAATCGAGGCCAACAAGCAGCTACACCTTGACAAGACAGTCACGGAAGATGAGAAGCGCGGCTATTGGGAACGTACTCTAGGCTCAGGCCGTGTTTATATGTTTGATCATTGGGGCAGTACCAGTGAAGATAACCTGCTAGGACGCATCAGGTACATGGCTAAAGGATTGGACTGCAAGTGGATCATATTAGACCACCTCAGCATTGTAGTATCGGATCAGGATAACGGCGACGAGCGTAAAGCCATCGACAGTATTATGACCAACCTACGTAAGCTGGTGCAGGAGACTGGAGTTGGATTATTCTTAGTGTCACACCTACGCCGACCGTCAGGTCAGAAGGCGCACGAGGATGGTGGTAAGATTAGTTTAGGAGAGCTTAGAGGGTCAGCAGCTATCGCACAGCTTAGTGATATAGTTATTGGTTTAGAACGTGATCAGCAGCATCCAGATCCAGAAGTACGCAACACGACTTGTGTCAGAGTCTTGAAGAACCGTTTTGTCGGTTTGACGGGGCCAGCCTGTTACCTGTATTACGATAAAGAGTCCGGTAGGATGATTGAGACTGCCTGCCCTATATCGGAAGACAGCAACGCGGAGTTTTAAATGCGGGAAATAGTATTTGACATTGAGACAAACGGCTTAGACCCTAGCAAGGTGTGGCTGGTATGGGCCTACGAGAGAGACACTAAAGAGTTTGTTCTGTTCTCCGGCGATACAGTCTCTACCTTTAGCCAGTACATAAAAGATATGGGAGATTGCAAAGTAATAGGTCACAACATCATTGCATTTGACATACCTGTCTGCGAAAGGTTGTTAGGTACTGACTTCAGTAAGTGTGAAGTAGTAGATACATTAGTGATGTCACGGTTGTCACAGCCCTCAAGAGATGGTGGTCATTCCTTAGAGAGTTGGGGCGATAAGTTAAACTTTGCCAAAGGAGATTATGATGATTGGCTTAACTTTTCTCAAGCTATGGTGGACTATGGTAAGCAAGACGTTGCACTTAATGAACGTGTGTACCAGATACTGCTCAACGAACTTACTGGTTTTGGAAGCCCATGCCTTGTACTTGAGCATCAAACACAGGAGATTATTACAAGACAAATTAAACGAGGCTGGACGTTAGATCAAGAGAAATCCTTTATACTGTTAGCAGAGTTAAAGGAGAAGAAGTACGAGTTGGAAGATAAAGTACATGAAGTATTTAAACCTTTACCTACTTTTATAAAACAAGTATGTCCTAAGATTAAGAAGGACGGCACTATGTCAGTAGTGGGCTTGAAGTTCTTAGGAGACAGTTGGGAAACAGTTGGTGGCGAGTTTAGTCGCATTGACTTTCCCGTGTTCAACTTAGGATCACGACAGCAGATAGGTAGACACTTACAATACTATGGTTGGAAACCAAGCAGCTTCACTGAGAAAGGACAGCCAATCGTTGACGAGGCAGTGCTAAGCAAAGTGAAGGGCATACCGGAAGCTTCACTAATCGGCGAGTACCTGATGATCCAAAAGCGTATCGCGCAGGTTCAGAGCTGGTTAGACGCAGTAGAGGATGACGGTAGAGTACACGGGTACGTAAATGCAAACGGTGCTGTGACGGGCCGTATGACACACTCAAGCCCTAACATGGGTCAAGTACCAGCAGTCTACTCGCCTTATGGCCGTGAATGTAGAGATGTCTGGACAGTACCAGAGGGTTACAAGCTAGTAGGTATGGATGCTAGTGGTTTAGAGTTACGTATGTTAGCGCACTACATGAACGATGAGGCATATACAAATGAAATACTCACGGGAGACATTCACACGGCAAATCAGTTGGCTGCGGGCCTTGAGACTAGAGATCAGGCAAAGACTTTCATCTACGCTTTCCTATATGGGGCCGGAGATGCGAAGATCGGGAGTATCACTGGAGGAACTGCAAAAGATGGAAAGAGACTTAAGGAAAAGTTCCTCGCAAATACGCCAGCTCTTGGAAGACTACGAGAGCGAGTTGGAGTGGCATCTGGAAGAGGCTATGTTCTTGGCTTGGATAGAAGAAGGGTCGCTATACGATCAAGCCACGCGGCACTAAACAGTTTACTTCAGTCAGCAGGTGCTATCATTATGAAAAAAGCCTTGTGTTTGCTTGACGAATATGCTACAATATGGGGATTAGATTATCACATTATAGGAAACATACATGATGAAATCCAAACAGAAGTTAGAGAGAAAGACGCAGAGCGTTTCGGAAGACTCGCCACCAGTTGTGTCGAAGCAGCAGGACTTTTTTACAAGCTCAACTGTCCCCTCGCAGGAGACTACAAAGTTGGACAAACATGGGCGGACACCCACTAAGCCAAGACCTAACAAAGCGGGCACAGAAATTGTGTTTGAAGAAGGGGAGTGGTGGTATATTAAACCTAAGGATGGGGAGAGACGCACAGTAGCCGCCCAAGCAAGGAGCGCAGCGTGTCGAATGTACGTCAACGGAAAGTACATACCAAAAAACCACCCACTACATAAAGCAGGAAGGTACAAGGGTTTTGAGGAAGCAGCCTTTAGCGCCTTAAAAAACTTTAAAGATAGCCCACAGGGTCAGGTGTACATTATTACCAACCCTGCTTGGGAAGGTTGGGTCAAAGTTGGGATGGCAGTGGACGCAGCGGATAGAGCAGGTAACTATCAAACATCCTCACCCTACAGAGACTATGAGTTAGCCCATATAGTAGACACACAAGACCGAAGAGCTACGGAAGCAGAGACACACGCTAGATTAGGTGACCTGTTTGAACAAAGGAATGAGTGGTTCAAGTGTAGTGTAGAGAAGGCTAAACGTATTATGGATGATGTAGTAAAGGAGGAAAAACAATATGACGAAGCATGTTGAAGATCTAGTCTCTGACATCTACGCCATGATGGAAAGCAAGGATGCTGACCCGTCTGTAGATGTAGAGAAGGAGATAGAGAGATTTGGGGAAGGTGTAAAGGCTCTGATGCGTACAGAGTTTGGTCGGGAAAAGCGAGAGGATAATCGCAAGCTACGCTTGTCGAACATTGGCCGCACTGACCGATACCTTTGGAACCACTACAATGGCACTGACAAGGAAGAGATACAGCCACATACCTATGTCAAGTTTATGTATGGTCACTTGATTGAAGAGATGTTAATCTTCTTGACACGGATGGCAGGACACACAGTCACGGACGAGCAGAAGGTGTGTAAGGTAGACGGTATTGTAGGCCACATGGATTGTTCAATTGATGGCATAGTGACGGATGTTAAGTCAGCCAGTAGTTTTGGCTTTAAGAAGTTTAAGGATGGCAGTCTTGTACATGACGATCCATTTGGTTACATTGATCAGATCAAAGCCTATGCCCACGCTTGTGGCGAGACTAAGGTTGGTTGGTTAGCCATGGACAAAGCCAACGGACACTTGACTTACCTTAAGTATGACTTAGTAGATGATGTGTTACCTACACACCAAAAGCTTAAAGTTCCTATCACTGACAGGATAGAACACATCAAAGCCCTTGTGTTAGGGCCAGAGCCGACAGAGTATTGCCACGAGCCTATACCGGATGGTAAGTCAGGTAACATGAAGTTAGCAACGGGTTGTTCTTATTGTCAGTTTAAAGAACATTGCTATCCTGAGATGAGAGTATTTAGCTACGCCTACGGGCCTAAGTATCTCTGCAAAGTAGTCAACGAACCGCGAGTAAGGGAGTTTGTCCTAGATGAAACAGGCTTTTAGGTCAGGACTAGAGAAGAGCTTATCAGAGAAGCTAGACGGGCAGTACTTGTTTGAACCATACGGGCTGCCCTACACTACACACAGGAAGTACCTACCGGACTTCGTACACGAAGACAAGGCAGTGCTGATTGAGTGTAAAGGCTTCTTTAGAGTAGGTGACACACAGAAGTACACGGCTATCAGAGACTCAATGCCGGAGTGGGAGTTAGTGTTTGTTCTCAGCAATCCACACAAGAAGGTACGAAAGGGTGGTAAGATAACAATGGGTGAGTGGTGTGACAAGCAAGGCTTTAAGCATTACACTATAGACACAGCCAAGGAAATGACCAA